TAGTAAGTTCTAATACAACAAATTTAAGTATTCCTGGGTCATATAATGTAAATACCACTACAACAAATTTAAGTATTCCTGGGTCATATAATGTAAATGGTAATACAACAAATTTAAGTCTTTTAGATCCATCTAAAATTGGTACAAACATATCTCCACTAGACATTCCTCTATATTATAATGTAAATACCACTACTAATACAATTATATCAAAGATAGGAATAGTAAGTACATCAATACCTCAATTGATAGTTTCTTCTATTCATTATGTAGCAAATCCTAACCTTGCTATTAAATATACTGCATTTATGGCAAAATGGTATATGTGGGATCCTCCATCTGGATGGTTTTTAATTGATCTGAAAAATAGAACAATTCAGGCAGATTCTGATGGTAATATAGAAGAAAGAGATAAATTATTTGCAATCTATAAAGTATGGGCAGATAAATATCTTACTCCTGGACAGCCATATTATAATCAACAAGCTGAATAATAATTATAAATAGTAATATGGCACGCCCATCCTCACGACAAGAACTCATTGACTACTGCCTTCGATCATTGGGAGCACCTGTTATTCAAATTAACGTTGATGATGATCAACTTGAAGATCGTGTTGATGAAGCTATTCAATTCTATCAAGAGTATCATTCAGATGCTGTTGTGCGAACATTTGTTAAACATCAAGTCACTCAGGCAGATTATGATAACAATTACATAACTGTACCTAATGATCTTCTTTGTGTATTTCGAGTATTAAATATCAACTCTGGTGATGCAGCCGATATGTTTGGTGTTAAATATCAGATGTTCCTAAATGACCTATATGGTCTTCGCAATCCAGAATCATTGGTCAACTATGAAATGACCAAACAATATCTTGGATTGATTGAAATGACCTTGACTGGTATGTCTCAGCAGATTGTTTTTACTCGTCATATGGATCGTCTTGTAATTGCAGATGATTGGAAAAAGTCACTTAAAATTGGACAATACATTATTGTTGAAGGGTACCAAACTATTAATCCCCAAGATTATCCTCAAGTATATAATGATATGATGCTTAAAAGATATTTGACAGCTTTACTTAAAAAACAATGGGGAAGCAATTTGATAAAGTATGAAGGTGTTACTCTTCCTGGGGGAGTCACAGTAAATTCACGAGCAATTTATGAGGATGCAAAAGCCGATATTGAAAAGATTGAAGAAGACTTTATGACAAGATTTCAAGCTCCGCCTGATTTTTTTGTGGGCTAGGCTGATTTCTTTCTTGGTTAAACTAGGATCAGATAAATGGAACATTTTAATTGAAGATGGTTATCCTCCATCTATATAAATAACACTAATGGCTCGTAATGTATACTTTAATAACAGTGTAAAATCTGAGCAAGATCTTTATGAGGATCTTGTAGTTGAATCCATTGGAATTTATGGTCAAGATCTTTATTATATTCCTCGTACTATTATTACTCGTGATTTAATTCTTAATGAAGATGTAATTTCAAAATTTACCAATTCATTTAAGATTGAAATGTATATTGAATCAGTGGATGGGTTTGAAGGTGATGGCAAATTGGTTTCAAAATTTGGTTTGGAAATTCGAGATCAGGTATCCTTATTGGTATCTCGAAAGAGATGGAACAGTATTGTTGGACGTTATCTTCCTGATCTTTCTAATCGTCCTCGTGAAGGTGATCTTATTTACTTTCCCATGGCATTCTCATTATTTGAGATTAAATTTGTAGAAGATAAAAAACCATTCTATCAACTTGGTTATATTCCAACTTATAAAATTGTATGCGAACTATTTGAATACTCTAATCAGGATATATCAACAGGAGTTGATGAAGTTGATGATATACAACGAATCCTATCGGAAGTATATCGTGCATATATTACATTTCCATCAAATGCTGTTCATAACATTGATGATATGTTGATTATTACATTACCATCTGGAATTACTGGAACAACTAAACTTCTTGGTTATGAAAAAGTATCGGATGGTTTAATTGCAAGTTTTTCAACATTATCATTCAATGATGGTGAAGTTCATGCATTGGTGAATGGAACTACTCTTGCAGGACCAACAGTAACATCAACCATTACTCGAGTTATAGGTCTAACTGATGGTGATAATGTATTGTTTAAAAATGATGCCTTTGCTCAAAATTCATCCTTTGAAAATACAGCAGATGTTTTGTTAGACTTTAGTGAATCCAACCCCTTTGGAGAATAACATATGTTAGGAACTGATTATTTTTATAATGGAAGTATTAAAAAGGTTATTGCCGTATTTGGTAGTCTTTTTAATGATATATCAATTGCAAAGGTTGTGGCTGGAAAATCTGAAGGCATTATAAGAGTTCCTCTTGCATATGGTCCAAGACAACGATTTCTTGAAAGATTACCTACAAATGATCCTAATAAGATTACTCACGTTGCATTAAGAATGCCTCGTATGTCTTTTGAAATTACCAGTATAGCATTTGACGCATCAACAAAACTAAATCGTTTAAATACTACAACATATCCTGCACCTGCACCATCATCATCTTATGATAGAGTATACCAAGCAACTCCTTATAAAATAGGAATTCAACTTAGTATATTATCTCATCATCAAGATGATGCACTTCAAATTTTTGAGCAGATAGTTCCATATTTTAATCCTGAGTATACAGTTACTGTTAAAGATATGGAATTTGTCGGATCACTAACAGATCTTCCAATAGTATTAAATGGCACTGCATTTCAAGATGATTATGATGGCGATTTTGAAAGTGGCCGCCGTGTAATTATTTACACACTTGATTTTGAAGTAAGAGTTAAATTTATTGCATCATCTCCTCCAGTACCTGTAATTAAAGTTATTGAAAGCTCATTGTATGATTCTGCACAATTTACTGATATTATTCCAATTACTGGAATGGAAGTTAAATTGGGTGATATGACCAATGATACTCGTGAAAATTATACGGTGATTGAAACATTTGGATTCCTGGAATAATATATTATGAAAAAAACCAAAGAAGATATGTTGGCATCTTTAGCATCAAATACTCCTAAAGAGATATTACCTGTTGCAATTGTTCCTGCATATATCGGACCTTCTCATGATGATATTATAAAGGATACCGAAGAAGATTACAATTTTGCTAGATCCCATATGAAAAAGCTTATTGATGTTTCAGATGAAGCAATTGCTACATTAGGATCTTTATGTACTGACAGCGAATCGCCAAGGGCATATGAATGTCTTTCAGGATTGATTAAAAATGCAGCGGATATTAATAACAATCTTATGACTCTGCAAAGAGATCGTAAAAAACTAATTCAAGATAAACCAAAAGAAAATTCTACAGGAGTCAATATAGAAGGTTCTGTAACAAATAACAATTCAATATTTGTTGGTTCCACAATTGAGTTACAGAAGTTTTTGAAAGATCAACAAGTTAGTATTGATGTATGATATTTGATAATCAAAAGATAAAAGAGAACGGATATTTAGGAAATCCAAATGTCAAGAAGGATGGAGTAAAAATAGATTTTACAAAAGAGCAGATTACTGAATACGTAAAATGTATGGATGATGCTGCATATTTTATATGCAACCATTGTAAGATAATACATCTAGATAGAGGTCTTGAATTATTTTCATTACGAGGATATCAAGAAAAGTATATTAAACACATTACTGATAATAAGTTTAATGTGGTATTAGCTCCGCGCCAGAGCGGAAAATGCCAACATATAAATACAACTGTAACCATTCGTAATAAGACGACTGGTTTAATTGAAAAAATAACAGTTGGAGATTTATATGAACGAACTAAAAGAAATTTGTCGAAAGATATTGACAGAGACCAAACCAAACACTAGAAAATTACATCCATTATATGCTGAACATATTTTCCATATAATGGAAACCCATGATAAAATATTTGAAAATAAGAAACAATTACCACTCGTACAGAAAATCACAGGTCTATTTAATGAGCTATCTAAAGATCATGAAGAAGGAGAAGTTGAATGTCAAATATGTAAACTATATAAAAGAAATTCTATTATAAACCATGTTAATTTATCACATGGTCTTTCTGGATCAGAATATAAGAAACTATATAATGCAGAATTAGTATCTGATGGAATCAAAGAATATTCTTCTGAAAAAATTAAAGGTGATAAAAATCCAGCATGGCAACATGGTGGTAGATTGTCTCCATTTTCAGAAAAATTTGTAAAATATCAGGATAAATCAGAAGAAGAAATTTCAGAATCTATTAAAACTCTATGTGATAAAAGTAGCATCTCAAACAGAGAAAACGGTAATAATGATACAACCCTGATCTATTGGACTTCGAGGGGATATTCAGAAGAAGATGCTAAAAAAGAACTTTCAAAACGACAAGTTACATTTTCATTGAAAACTTGTATTGAAAAACATGGAGAAAAAATTGGTAGAGAAATTTGGTTACAACGTCAAGAAAGGTGGCAGGAAACAATAAAATCAAAACCAATAGAAGAAATTGAACAAATCAATCGGGGTAAATCTACTGGTAGAATGTGTCAACTATTCAATAGGGATCCAAGAGTAAAACTTATTCCTGGTTTGTTATATTATGTTCGATTTTTTAATAATGATAATGCTGTTGAATTTTGGAAAATTGGAATAACATCTCATGATTGTGTAAAAAAGAGATTTGGTTCTCTTAAAAAATATGAACTTGAATATGAAGTAGTTTCAGTTAATAATACCATGACATTCTATGATGCATTTAAAGCTGAGCAAAAATTCTTGAATAAATATAAAGAACATCGTATTAACATCAATCACAATGGATTTACAACGACGGAAGCATTTTTGATTGATGTCTTGAATAATCAAATATTATGAGTCCTTTATTATCTGAAACAGTTGAAAGAAAGTTTATTGATACTCTGCCCATAGATGACTATGAAATTCTAACAGATACTGGTTGGGAGGATCTTACTCATATTAATGTAACTATTCCATATGATGAATATGAGATTACATTAAATGATGGTAAGACAATGATATGTGCAGATACTCATATATTCTTTGATGAAAATACAGAAGAAGTATTTGCTAAAGATTGTTCTAATATTAAAATTCAAACTACAGATGGCCCGGTTTCGGTTGAGACTGTTATTAAAAATGGTAAACAATCCAATATGTTTGATTTAACAGTAAATTCAGACAATAACCGATATTATACAAATGATATTTTAAGTCATAATAGCGTGACGTCTGTGGCTTGGTTATTATGGTATATATGTTTTAATGCTGATAAACAAGTTGGTATTCTGGCCAATAAAGGTGCCATTTCTCGTGAGATGCTATCTCGTCTGACATTAATGTTGGAGAATCTTCCATTTTGGTTACAGCCTGGTTGTAGAGTCCTTAATAAAGGTTCTATTAAATTTTCAAATAACTCAGAAATTATTGCTGCAGCAACTTCATCATCGAGTATTCGTGGAAAAAGTTTAAACTGTATTTCTGGTGATGCTAAAATATGTGTATCAAAAAACAATGATATTTACTATAAAAAAATAGAAGATTATATAAATAATAGTGAACTCATCGAGAAAGAAACGAAATACATAATTTATAAAATCACAAATAATATTAATAGAAAAATTTATGTTGGATACCATTCTACAAAAAATATAGATGATGGTTATATGGGATCTGGTAAATTAATAAAAAGAGCAATAGAAAAATATGGAATAGATTGTTTCTCAAAAGAAATATTATCAATATTTGATACCAAAGAAGAAGCAGAGTCTGAAGAAAAAAGAATTGTTGACCGCGACTTTACTTTAAGAGAAGATACATATAATCTATCCATTGGTGGTAACATTTGTATACTGCATGGAGAAAATAATGGGTTCTATGGTAAAAAGCATACTACTGAATCTCGTAAATTAATATCAGAATCTAATTTAGGAAACCCAAAAGATACTGGCAAACATATATTATATAATGGAGTACTATTTAAAAATCTTCAAGATTCAATTAATGGTATAGATTTTCTTCAAAATATATTAGAATCTGCTGCACGAGTAAAATTGATATATGAATGTGGTAATCCCGATAACCCATCAATTTTTTATGTTAATATAGATGATCAATTAGCAGCAGAAGAGTATTATAAGAAAAGAAAATCATTTGATGATACTAGACCTAATAGAGTTGCTATTTTAGCAGAACAGGTTGGTAATAGATTTCGTGGTATAAAAAGATCTAACGAATTTTGTGAAGCTGTAAGCAAAGGATTAACTGGATTAAAAAAGACCGATGAACATGTGGATAAGATCAATAGGAATCCCGAAAAAATTAAAAAGACTGCAGAAAAACATCGTGGAATGAAAAGATCTGTTATCACAAGAAAAAATATGTCAGATGCTTGGAAAAAAGAAGGAAGATGTGCAATGAATAAAGGTAAAAATTATTTTATAAATCCTAATGATAATGCTCAAAAGGGTTATTATTTTCCTAATGATGCACCAGAAGGATGGGTATTAAAAAAGAAAAAAAAATGATTGAAGTATTAACACAAAATGGCTTTAAATCATTTGATGGATTTATAGATCAGGGTATTTCAAATGAATTATTGTCTATCTCTTTAAGTAATAGAGAGATACTTAATTGTACATATGATCATGAAATATTATTAAATGATAATATTTCATTTATTCCAGCTAGATTTTTAGAAATAGGGGATATTGTATACCCAAACATCAAAATTCTTAATATTTCTGATTATAAAACAGAAAGGGTATATGATCTTCTAAACGTTGAGGATACACATTCTTATTTTACAAATGGTATAATTAGTCATAATTGTTTATTTCTTGACGAATTTGCCTTCATAAATAGGGCTAATGAATTTTATACAGCAACATATCCTGTTATTACATCAGGTGAAGATACAAAGGTTATTATTACATCAACACCTAACGGAGTTGGTAATATGTTCTATAAGATTTGGGAAGGTGCTATAAACGGAACTAGTGAATTTAAACCATTCCGTATTAGGTGGCAAGATGTTCCTGGTAAGGATGAAGTATGGAAACAAAGAACAATATCCAATACATCTGAGCGTCAATTCTCACAAGAATTTGAGTGTGCGTTCATCGGTTCAGCAGCAACTCTAATTAGTGCTGATATTCTCCTCGGTCTTACATCACGTGAACCTATAAAGATTCAATATGAGATTAAGTATTATATTGAACCACAAGAAGGTCATAATTATATAATGACTGTTGATGTATCCAAGGGGCGTG